GTCCCTTTGGATTCTTATAAGCATGTCGATTTTCGCGTCGGTCTTTAAAAACGCAGTGTACCTTGTGATTCCAACCGTTCTTTCCTCATACCAAAAAGAGGCGGCTAATGTTAGCCCCTCCTTCGGTAGATTTCCCGGCAATGCAATGTTTCCTAACGTGTAAACTTTTACGATTCCGCTATCATACATCTGCCACCGTCGCTTTCTGCGAGACCAGTTTGTTGTTCAGTGCGGAGCGAAGCATCATTGGCATTTTCCCGTCGCCCGCACGCTGCCTATAAAAATAAGCAGCGTACATGACAACGAGAGTTAAGTCTTCGTAATCTTCGCCCAAAGCAATCCCTTCTCTCGCGATTGCTTCTTTTGCGGTCTTAATTAAATCTGTTAAATAGTCATCTTTGGCGCTATGCAGAAGCTCTAAGTTCTGCTTTAGCGTTAATAAAATTTGAGCGTCCTCCATAGCTTGCCTCCTTATGCCTTAGGTACCGCGATTACATTTCCGGACTTGATGGTCTTGCCGTTTCCGTCCAGCTCTACAACCGTGATAGTCTTTCCTGCTACACAGGTAATTTGTGTAGTTCCGGATGTCAGCGCCGTAAATCCTACAGGTGCATATCCGCTCTCAACGTCAATCGCGCCAATCTTGTATTTCAAGGTTGTTCCAGACGCTTCGGTACCGGTTACGGTCAATACGGTGTCACCGGATGCAGTTCCGGCAGCAGCCGTTACGCCCAAGACGCCTAAATCGGTGTTGGCATAATCAGTCGGGAATGTGCTAGTTGCGGCAGCATCGGTGTTATCGTAAGAAACGAGAACAAACGCTTCGCCAAACACGGGCATGCCGTCGTATCTTGCATATCCTTTAGTCACAGTTTGGTTCTGCAAAAATCTTACATGCTCGGACGACTCAACGGCCGCGCCTTCTCTTTCTGCGAGCAAATATACAGACCCGAACCCGCCGATAATTTCTTTGTCGCCAAGGATTTCCAATTCGACAATGTCACCACCGATGATTGGCATTTGGTTGTTCATCCCGGCCATAAGGGCGGCGGCAGCATCAAAGGCCAGTGCTTTGGCCATCAAGTCAATGTGGGTTTTTCGATTTACAACCCAAAATGCGCCACCCGTAGCATAAGCAGGACTAGCGATTCCAAGTGCGGCAATCAAAGATGCATAAAAGGTTGCCCCGGTTGTGGAATCGACGTTCAATTTTTTAATGTTGCTGGTGTGAAGGTCTGTCCACGCCGGTGCGTAGGTTCCCCACCCGGAAGGCTGAGAAGTCTGTGCCAATCTCGTAGCGATTCCCAAAGGCATTTTCACGCCAGTTCCGTACAGGATGGCGCGGTCGCAACCTTTGCCGATTGCTTTTCCAAGTTGATCCATGATTTCGGTTCCAAGATTCAAAGTGCTGTCCTTCAGCAAATTGTTGTGGATTACGATAAATCCGCCGACCATATAGCCGTCTACTTCAACTTGGTTCAGGGACATGTCAAGTTCGTTGAGTTCGCCTTCTGCTTCCATCCAAATCCCTTCGGGAGAAGTTCCCATAATGGGTTGCCTTGCTTCTCCGCTTACGGATTTTACATTGACGTATTTTGCCAACTTGGAATATGTTTCCAAATTGTTTCTCAAAACTTCGAGCATTACTTCCGGCACAGTCAGGTTCCCATTGGTGACGCCTCTAGTCTTTAAGGTTCTTATTTCCTCAACAAAGTTCTTTACTTCGTCACGGGCAAAAAAGGCATCTCGCTGTTCGTGGTTCATGCCGAACAATTTTCTTGTGTTCATGCTAATATTTCCTCCTCTTTTTTCTTCGACCGGAACAATAGGTTCGGTCTCTTTGGGTGCGCTTCTTTCTAGTTCTTCAATCTCGGTTTCAATTCCGGCGATTTCGGTTTCTAGTGCTTTTGCGCTATCTTCGTTTTCGGACTTTTCTTTTTCAAAGTCTGTGATTTCAGCATCAACCGCTTCTTTTTCCTCTTCGGTTTCTGCCTCTTCAATCATCTTTTCAATTTCAGCCTCGCGAGTTGCAAAGCCTTTAGATGTCTCTCGCAGCTTTTCCAAGTCCTTATTTTTCTCGTTGAGCTTTTTTCTCAACATCAAAACTTTTAGAGCCATTATTTTCCTCCTAATTTCTTACGGGCGTTTTCGCGCCATTGGTCGGTTTTCCTTTTGTTGATTTCTTCCAAGTCGTGTTTTCTGGCCGAGACGGCTGTCTCTTCGTAAGCCGGAAAAACGCAAGGTGAGATTTCATAAAGCGGATTAACCTTTTTGATTGTCCAATGGCAAGTTCCGTCGCCATTTTCGGTAAATTCTTCTGATTCTATGTCAAATCCAAAAGAGCACTGGTTGACGTCTTCCCGTTGGATTCGGGAATATGCGTTCATGGCGTCGCTGTCGTCTCTGTTGATTTTGATTCTTCCGTGCAACCCTCGGCTGTCTTCTTTTAGTTCAAGGGTTCCGTTTGTCGTTCTTCCCAAAACTATATTTTGGTCGTGGTTGTATAAGGCCCTTACATCTCCACTTATGCAGTCTGTAAAGGCTCCCGGTGCAATGCTTTCTGTTGCCCCCGGCCAAAGTTCATAGTCGGAATTAAAAACCGCAAAGTAGCCTTCCAGGAATAAATCACCCTTTCCGGTGTCTTCCCGCTTTTCAATTTCCATCATCAAACTTCTTTTTTGAAATGTGTCTCTGTTCATTGTTTCCCTCCGTTCAATTTTTTCTGGTCGCCAATAGTCCCCAGCGGAATGTAGTTTTCCAAAATGACCAATTCGTCCAACCCGTCTTTGGGTGTTAACCCCATCCACCCTCTAACTTCGTTTCCGGTCATAATTCCCTTAACGTACGCTTCGCCCCCAACCGTGGATAATTCCGATAAATCGTAAGCAAACAAAGCCCTCGAATTAAACCGAAAATATAGTTCCGGGGAAAGAAGTAGTTTCTTCGTTAGTTCTTGTTCAATTCCTTTTGCTATTGGAAGGATGGTCGAGTTTATGAAGTTGTTCCATTCTTCTTTGTTGTATTCGCCTGCCCCAACTAAAAATGGCGGAACCCCGAAGATTCCTGCCACTGTCTTTTTATCTAATTCCACCGCATCGTTTAACGCTAAGTCCTGTAAAGATAAAGGCTTGACCGTTTGGATGTCTAATAGTTCAGACGGGATAACCCATGGCTCCCCGGCTTCTTGCGATTCTACGTACTCTTGCAGAAATTTAGTTCTGCCTTCCTTGCTTGAAAACTCGTCAGTCAAAGCGTCGACTCTGACTATCACGCTAGGCTTCCACTTGGATTCCATAAATCCTTTTTTGGTTGCCGCGGCTTGTCTTAAATTTTGTACGATATCAGATAATGCAACGCGGTAGCCTAAGCCTTTCCACGGGCGCTCCGGGTCGGGGTTAATTAAAAAGTGCAACAGGTTCGTTGGGTCGTATAAACTTGTCCCATATCTGACTTGATACGATTCCGGCGTTTCAATAAATGAAACCCTTGACGGCTTTAATGGGATTAAATCTCCGATTAGCCCATTGCTTGTTTTCGGATAGGTGACTTGGTTTCCTTCCAGCAGCGCAACTTTTACAATCGTGTGCATCCACGTTTTTCTTGTCATGTTGGAATTGGGAGAAATGTCAATCTTTTTTGCCAATTCGTTATTGACCCTCACGTCCCCGTTTTTGGTGTTCTGCATTAGGTGGATTGTCATGGATGATATTAGGTCGGCGATTTTATTTACCGCCATTTGGACTTCCGGGTTGTCCGCAAGCCTTGTATATCCACTAACGCATAGCGTCTCAACCGCCCCCGAAGTAAACCACGAATTTATAGATTCCCTCGACTGGGTTGGCTTTGTGGATTTCTTTTCTTTGCTCATTAAATTACTCCTTGTCAAACCACTCTTTTGACTTATTGGATTTTTCAATATCAATCATCATTTGTTTTGTCGCCACCACGTCCGCGTCGAACAGATCAATCCTTTGGGTATCTTGGATTTTTTTGAATTTCACAAAGTCGTCGCTGTCCTCGATCGCCTGAACATTTCCAATACAATACTCATAGGCTTTGTTGTGGACGTGGTAGAATTTCTTTAACTTAATTTGTTTCTCAATTTCCCGAAATGGTTCGGTTTTCTCAACGTACCTTTGCGGTTGGTCTTTAACTTTGAAATTTGAGGACTTCATTTTTGCAATAAATTCCCTTGAAAATCTTCGGTCATATCCAACCCAGCGGATCTTAAAACCCATGTCCCTCATGGATTTGAACCATTTCACAACATCGTCGTAATCTATGACTTCGCTGTTGCACAGCGTCAGCCATCCTTGTTCTTGCCACCAAAAAAACGGAATGTTATCTTCCGTCGCTTTAAGTTGCGCTGTAACCACCGGGATGAATCCGTGTGTGATTGCAATATCTACCCCTTGGTATCGTCCATGGATTGATGTTCCTGATAAATCGTGCAGTTTGGATAAATCGGCACCGCCATACCAGTTGATTGGCAGTTGGGATAGTTCTTGTACCGTCCAGTTGTATAGTTCGTCTGAAGCCTGCACCTCAAAAATGTCAAAGTAGGTTCCCATAATGTTGGTGTAGATGTTTAATGACTTGTTCAAAAACTCGCTTCGACCGCTTGGATCGTTTTGTGCTTGTAAGGCTTCGTCCATAATGTCTTGCGGTCTTATTGTTACCCCGTAGTTGGGATTGGCTTTTTCGTGTTCAATCGGATTGGTATAATCGTCCGGGTTGTCTGCCATGCAAATAAATATAAAATACTGCTCATCCTCTACCGTTCCGGCTAATACTGACTGGCAGTAAATCAATCTCTGGTAGCAGAAACTACTCATGTTCTCCCCGGCGGTTGTAATCCCGATTAGCAGTTTGTTTATATAGGCCTTCATGGCTTGTTTGTAAACAAAATATTCATTAGCCGATTTATAAGCGTGCATTTCATCCAAAATGATAATGTTTGAATTTAGTCCGTCCGCTCTTTTTGAATCGCTAGCCAACGCTTGTATTTTTACAGCCCCAGTCTTTTCTCCGCTGCCGTCCAAAAACGAACGGCTGATACTGTGTTCGGAATTGTTGTCTAGGATTTTGAAATTATCTCGCTCCCCCATGTAGGTTATATTCTCTCGGATGTTTTCAAACGATTCCAAGGCCCTATCTAGTTTGGTTGCCACAATATACAAAACCGAATAATATTTTCTGTCTAGTAAAGACAGCGCCCAAGCCAAAGCGCTGGCGAATAACGTCTTGCCGTTTTTTCTTGGTATAAAAATAAACGCCTCTTTGAAGCGTCTTTCGTTTGTGCCTTTTAAATAAAACCCTGCGATATTGTAGCAGCAAAATTTTTGCCACGGTTCTAATAAAAATGGCTTCCCCCTAGCCGGCCCCTTGATATGCACAAAGGTTTTTTCAATGATCCGAATTACAAATTCCGCATCCTTTGGGCGAAAGTCCCACTTGTCACTTTCTAAGTCATTCAAAAATCGTTGGCAAGCAAGGATTCTATCTTTGTTGGCTATGATTGTTTCTGAAACAACCCCGTTTGCGTAATTGATAACCTCTTCAAGGTGTTTGTTTTTGCTCATTACAGTTCGTCCAATGCCTTGTCTAATTTAGATTGCTTTGGTTGAGGTTTAATTGTCATTGCATCAAAAGATTTTGGGTTAAGGCACAATCTGTCAGAATACATTAGCATATCTTTCCGAAGCGATTCCAAGGTAGAAACGATTGGCGCTTTCTTCATCCCGCCTTGTGCCGACTGTGTTTGAATTTTATATTTGCTTCTCTTGAACCTGTCAGTTAACCTTAAATACTGCTCGCATATATCCGCATATGTCGATATAGTCCCGTTATACTCGCTTCGATAAACCCCAAGAGATTTCATGCTCTCAACCGTGGAGTCGAAAATAGTTCTTTTGATTTCTTCTTGTTGAATTTCTGCCATTTTCAGCGCCTCCTTTTTGAAAAAATTTTTGTGAACCTTGTGTAGTCGGAAACGTA